TGAAGCAGTTACATCCAATATTACAACTGTTCAAATGAGAAGAGACCTTCGTGTTGCTCTTAATTCGTTTGCAGAATACCAAATTGGGTTTGGAAATGAGTTTTATATTAAGAGTATGGATGGTTATAACATTAAATCATCTGCATTTAAGACAACTGACTCTACAGATGATGTTTATCTCTCTGATATTCCAAATACAAATAGAGAAACTGGTTCCTTATTCCTCTTTACCTTACCTGATGCTGGATCTACCAATCCTACCATAATTAAGCGTAATGTTGGTAATATAAATTATAAGAAAGGGATTATAACAATTAATCCGATCAATATTATAAGTGGTAAATTAAAAGATGGGCAAACGATTGTTGAATTGTCTGCTTGCCCCAAATCCAATGACGTGATTGGATTACAGGATCTTTATTTGCAACTAGATATTAGTAATAGCACCTTTGATACTGTTGTTGATGAAATTGCTTCTGGATTAGACCCCGCAGCATCTAATTATGTCGTAACATCTAGCTACCATAACGGGAACTTAGTAAGATCATAAAATGTCAGAAAAAAGAATCCAATTCAGTAACATAGTACAGAATCAACTTCCTGTATATACACGGGATGAGTTTCCGTTAGTATCAGACTTTCTGAAATCTTACTACCAAGGACAAGAATATCAAGGTGGTCCTATTGATCTGGCACAAAATATTGATGATTATGTTAAAATTGATAATATAACCAATCTTACTGGTCAAGTTGGATTAAAAACTGATATAACACTTAATGATGAGACTATTGAAGTTGATATGGTCAATTATCCTGCAGGAACGGATGGTTTTCCAAAGTCTTATGGATTGCTTAAAATTGATAATGAGATTATTACATATACAGGAATTACAACGACTGCATTCACTGGTTGTATCAGAGGATTTTGTGGAATAACCTCATATAAAGCAGAAACCAAGCCAGACGTATTAGTATTCAATTCAAGCACCTCTGAGGGGCATATAGCAGGGTCTAGGGTCGAGAATCTAAGTTCCTTGTTCCTCAATGAGTTTCTATTAAAAACCAAAAATCAATTATTGCCTGGTTTAGAGAATAGAAGTCTTTCATCTAACTTAAATCAGAACCTTTTCGTTAAACAAGCAAAAGATTTCTATTTAAGTAAAGGTACTGATAGATCCTTTGAAATTTTGTTCAAAGCACTCTATGAGGAAGATGTAAGAATTGTAAAACCAAGAGATTATCTCTTTACACCTTCTAATGCTAACTATAGAATCACAAATGACCTTGTAGTTGAAGCAGTTGAGGGAGATCCTACTGAATTAGAGAATTCTACATTATTTCAAGACAAATATGAAGGTATTACAGAAAAAGCATATGCTCCAGTTACTAAAGTAGAACCAATTAATGTTGGTGCTGGAAAAACCTTCTATAAATTAAGTTTTGATGCTGGTTATAATAGAGACGTTAGGGTAGATGGTTCAATATATGGAACATTTGTTGTACATGATAAAACAAGAGTTATAGGTGGAGTTGCTGCTGGATCTACTTCTTTTGATGTAGATTCTACTGTTGGATTCCCAGATTCAGGTGAATTAAAGGTTGTTTATTCTGATGCATCTGCTGGAATTGTTAGTTATACTTCAAAATCAATAAATCAGTTTTTTGGATGTTCTAATCTAACTCATGATATTTTAGATGCATCAAATATTGGAATTAACACTTACACTTATGGTTCTTCTAATGTAGATCCTACAGAAACTGTTAAAGTAAATATTACTTCTGTTTTAAACAAACTTAATTATCCTGATGATACTACTAACTTCTCTGTAAATGAAACTGCGAAAATTAAAACTTTAGGTAATAATGATACTAGTTTTAAAGGAAAAAATTGGTTTTATAATATTGCACCTCTTTTTGAAGTTAAAAGTTTAGAGGTAATTGACCCAAGTGATAATACATACTTGGTTCATTTCTATGTAGATCATTCTTTTAGAATTGGTGATAAAGCAGATTTAATTGATAATGCAGGTAATGTAAAACCATCATCTACTATTATTGATGTGGATGGTGCAAGAAAAGTTACTATTAAAGGTCAAGGATTACTTGATTTGACTTATAAATTTACCATCCGAAGAAATATATTAAAAACTCAATCAACTACATTCCCTGAAGCATCATTATATTCTACTAATGTTCAAAATGTATATACGAGTGGTGGAAAATATCTTGTTGCTTCTTCATCAATCCCAACATATAGTTCACAACCATTAAATTTAGATTCTCAAACAATTACTTTCTCTGGTACTTTTGTTGGTGAAGAAATTCAATTGGTGACAAGTGGAGATCATGGTTTCTATACTGGTGATGCTGTTTACTATTATCCTCAAAGAGTTTCTGAAGAATTTTATGATGCAGGAGTATTGTCTAGTAGAGAAATAATTAAATCTTCTTTATTTACAGATGATTTAGGTGTAATAGATGAAAATGATACTGCTAAAAATGAAGGTCTTTATTTTATTCAAAGAGTTAATAGTTTAATTATTAAATTAGCAAAAAGTAGAACTAATTTATCAAATTCTAGTTTTGTTAAATTAAATAATGCTGTTACTGTTCAGGACAATAAATTAACACCACATAAATTTAAGAAAAAGACATTACAAGCACAAAATATTTTTAGGGAAATTGATTTACCTTCTAATGATGGTAATTATTATAAAACAACTCCTGGTTTTACTGGTATTTTAATTAATGGAGTTGAAGTATTAAATTATAAATCACATGATTCTATTCACTATGGAAAAATTAATTCTATAGAAGTTATTTCTGGTGGATCTAGTTATGATGTATTAAATCCTCCTCAATTAAATATTACTGATAATGTAGGAATAGGTGCAACTGGTAGTGTTGCTGTTTCAGGAGCATTAAAAGAAATAAGAATAGTTGATCCTGGATTTGATTATGTAGAAACACCAGAGATTAATATTTCAGGTGGAAATGGAAATAATGCAAGAGCATCTGTAAATACTAAATTAATTACTCATAAAGTTAATTTTGATGCCCTAGCAGGTGGTGGTGTTGATACTACAAGTAATAGTATTGGATTTACCACTTTTCATAAATTTAGAAATGCTGAAAGAGTAATTTACAAATCTAATGGACAAAAAGCTGTTGCGGGATTATCTACTGATTCTGAATATTATGCTTCTGTTATTAATAATAGCAATATAAGATTACATCCATCTAAACAAGATGCTATTAGTGGTATTAATACAATATCCTTAACAAATAATGGTATAGGAATTCAAGCATTAGAATCTTTTGATAAAAAGATGGTGATTGAAGGAATTAATATTATTTCAGGTGGTTCAGGATATTCTAATAGGAGAAAAACAATAACACCTGTTGGAATTAATACTTCTATCGATACTATAACATTACATAATCATTCTTATAATTCTGGTGAAATAGTTAAATATGCATCTACTGGACAGGAAATAGGCGGTCTTACAAGTGGATCTGATTATTATGTTACTAAAATTAGTGATGATAAATTTAAACTATCTGTTATAGGACCAGACGATCAAAAAACATTTTTCTATGACACTAAACAGTATATTGATTTAACTTCTGTAGGAATTGGCACACATATTTTTAATTATGAAGATATTTCTATTACAATATCTGGTAAAATTGGTATTAGTACTGCAGATTTTGATGGAACTCCTGATGAAATATTCGGTGCTAAAATTCAACCTATTATTAGAGGATCTATAACATCAATTGATTTATCAAATCAAGGTAATGGATATGGTGATTCTGAAATTATTAATTTTAATAGAGAACCTAATGTAAATTTAAGTGCAGGAAAAAATGCACAAATAAAACCAGTAGTTAATAATGGACAAATTACAGAGGTATTAATTCAGAATAGTGGTCTTAATTATAATTCACCACCTGATATTATTATTGGTGGTTCTGGAACTGGTTGTGTTCTTACACCAATTCTTGAAAATGGTAAATTGACAGCAGTTAAAATAATTGAAGGTGGTAGAGGATATCTTCAGGATAATACTACATTATCTGTTTCTGTTCCTGGTGATGGATCTCAATTTAGAGCACTTATTCAAGAATGGAGAATTAATTTATTTGAAAGACATTTAAAGAATTTTACAGGTGATGATGGATTTATTGCACATGAATTTAATCAAAATAGTGGATTACAATTCTCTCATTTATATGCACCACGTAAATTAAGAGAATCTGTTTTTGGAAGAAATCAAAGTGGTGATATTTTATATGGTAAAACCGATCTTCAATTATCTAATGGAACTGAAATTCCATCTATTGACCATTCTCCTATAATTGGATGGGCATATGATGGTAATCCAATTTATGGACCTTATGGATACATAACCAAATCTGGTGGTGCTATATCTCAAATGAGATCTGGTTACTTATTAGAATTAAAAGATGGAAGACCTTCAACTGGTTTATATCCAGAAGGTTTCTTTGTAGAAGATTTTACATATAAAAAAGTAGATGATGATGCAGTTCTTGATGAAAATAATGGTAGATTCTGTTTTACACCAGAATTTCCTAAAGGAACCTATGCATATTTTGCAACAGTTAATGATGGTCCTGCAGATTCAGCAGAGAACTTTAATGGTTTTAAGAGACCAGTATTCCCATATTTAATTGGTGATGGTTATCAGTCAACACCCAATCAATTTAATTATGATGTTTACTCAAATCAAAAAGATTATAAGTTAGATAAAACAACATGGTTGAGAAATACCCAACCATACAATTTAATAGAAACACAAGAAGTTGAATATAAGTATGCATATATTCCTGATGATTTAAACCAAACTATTGATGTTACTTCAGTAACACCAGGTAAGATTGAAAAAGTTGGTATTTCTTCAAGTGGAGATTTATATAGAGTTGGTGATACTATAGAATTTGGTACGGCTAACACTAATCTTAACCAAATGGCAGGATTTGGTGCTGATATTGAAGTATCTAAAGTTTTAGGAAAAAGAGTTGCTAGTATTAGTGCTGCAAGTACAACAATTACTGGAGTAGAAATATATCCTGCTGATAATGGTTCTAATGGTCAGTGGAATGTTATTAGTGACAATCCACATAATTTTAAATCAAATGAACTTGTTGTAATCTCTGGTCTATCTACAACTTCTTCTGGATTAGAAGGTGCATATAACGCTGGTATTACTACTGATGCTTTTTCAATAACTGGTATTGGAACTACTACCATTGCTGTTGATAATACTGCTGTTACTGGATTAGTTACTTTCTTCAATATTGGTGGTAATCTTGAAAAGATTAAACCAAATGATATTCTTGGAATAGGAACAGAACAAGTAAAAGTTTTAAATGTTGATGAAGTATTTTCTAGAATTAGAGTTTTCAGAGCACAAAATGGAACAATTGGATCTGCACATACAATAACTTCAATTATTAAACAGGATCCTCGTATAGTAACAATTAATGCAGGGATTAAAACTACCTTTACTGCTAAGAGAAATACCGAATTATATTTCAATCCAATAGAATCAGTTGCTCAAGGAGTTGGTATTGGAAGCACACTTATTTTCAGCACTCCAGGTGTTGGATTAAGTGAATTATTTGTTCCTACAAAATCAATATATTTTAGAAATCATAATTTAGAAACAGGTGATGAATTAACATATTCTACTAATGGTGGAAATGGATTAAGTGTTGTTGGTGGAACATCAGCATTATTACAAGATGGTGAAAAGTTATATGCTGCAAAAATAACAGATAGTTTAATTGGTATTGCAACTGTAAGGGTAGGATTAGGGACTACTGGAACATTTGTTGGTATAGCAAGTGCATTTAGAAATTCTACTATTTTAGCATTTACTGGAATTGGAACAGGAGTTAAGCATAGTCTTAAAACTAACTATAAACCAATCACAGGTGATATTACTAGAAATAAAGTAAATGTTTCAACAGGTGATTCTCATGGATTA